TTTTAAATTAACATATAAAGGTATTGCTGACATACCCCCATTGCAATCCAACTGCCTTAAAGAGGGAACAACCTCCCCGTCATCATCAATCTCATAATCTGCAATATAGGCTAACTTCTTCACTTCGGGGAGCAATATCCTTTCATGAACCGGGACCGTTATACAGACCTTGCTTCCAACAGGGAATCCTTGGTTGGATTCAATGTATTCCTTTTCCAACTGTTCCTTTTTGCCATTCAATTCTTTTAACTTTAAATCGATGGCATCTCTTTTGCTTAAAAATTCTTCCTTATTCATTCGTTATTGAATATTCTGATTAATGTAATCCACAATCTTTCCCAATTTACTTGAAGAAAACAAATGATTATTAAGCGTTCGCTTGCCTTCTTTCCATTCGTAAAATAATTGATAATATGGTGGATTGAGTGTCCGGTCAACCTTTATACGATATTGATTAGTGCCATATTCAGTTATAAGATTCTCAATATATTCGTCCGAATTTTCTAAATCAGTAACAAATACCATCTTATCAGTAGTAAGTATCATCTTTTAGTTCCTTTCTGTTTTGAATTAATTACTCCCGCTAAACCTCCTTAAGCTGTCCATTGACTAGCATATACCATGTGTCAGCCTTAACCTTTTCCCCGTCAACCTCAAACGCCTTGACCTCCTTAATCGGGTAGGTATCACCGTTCCATTCTCCACGCTCTGCGAGGACTATCCAGCAACCTATAGCTCCCTTAGCCTTACACCCGTATCCGGCAGCAAGAGCAATGCTATCCTTGCCTGTGGCTGACGCTGCACCTTGGTTGCCTGTGGCTGACGCTGCACCTTGGTAGCCTGTGGCTGACGCTGCACCTTGGTAGCCTGTGGCTGACGCTGCACCTCGGTTGCCTGTGGCTGACGCTGCACCTTGGTAGCCTGTGGCTGACGCTGCACCTTGGTTGCCTGTGGCTGACGCTGCACCTCGGTTGCCTGTGGCTGACGCTGCACCTTGGTAGCCTGTGGCTGACGCTGCACCTTGGTTGCCTGTGGCTGACTTACCATTCTTCCACTTGCATCTTTCAAACGTAAACTTAACGGCTGCGTCTACAATACTCTTAATACTTAGTTCAGCTCCTATGTGGATTTTTGAGCAAGCAATTTTCGTATCATCCGCATCTACGTCCATATCGCCAGTTCCCTCAACCTCGTGAAACTTATTCATACCAACTTCGGCAGGTGGATAGTAACCGAACACGTCCAACGGATGGAGGCAGAAGTGAAATCCGTTATCGCAAGCTCTTATATCGCCTGTTTCTTCATAGTCCTTACCTTCTTCGTATTGGAAATCCCTACATGTCATATCGGGGTTAAAACCTTTGTAGCCTTTGATTTTGACAAACTCCTTTGGCAGGGTAACGTTATCCGGCAGGTTTGCTCTAAGTACCATGTACGCCATGTAGCTGGCATCAAATCCGGCTATCCCGGTGCCAATGGCAGTTAGGAGGAATTCCTTTTCCGGATGCTCGTTAGCGTAATTCCTGAAGTTGCCTAAAAATACGATCAGCTCTTCTTCAGTTACTTTCTGCATATCCTTGTCCAGCGTAGGAATAGCATAGGACCGGCCTTGTATCCCTTTTGCCTTCCCCATAATTGCACCAAACTTCTCAACTGCCAATCTAGCTGCACCTCCGGCGTGATTGCCGTTCATATTGCTTCCAAAAACGAATATTTGATTTTCTTTCAGTTCCTGAATATTCTCAGGTGTTAATTCTCTTTTCATGATTCCTGTTTGTTTCTTAATTTGATTAATCCTTTTTTCTCACATTCCATTAAGAGAGGCATATCATCATCACTAATCCTGCATCTTGTCTCCCGATTGACCGACATGTAACGCGGAAGATTAAACCTGTCAACTATCGCCTTAATCGCTTCCCTGTTCCCGGTCTGCCAATAGATCGTCACTGCTGATGACCTGTTACCTGTACACTCCATGCTCTTACGTCATTATACCATTTACCCTGGTGTTCTCTTGCCGTAACGTTAAACTTCACCGTCACATCATCACCAATCGACAGGGGAGTGCTAATCGGTCCATCAGAACTGAATATTGAGAACTTCATATTCTTCCCGTATTGAAACATCTCTGTGACGATATACTCATGGCATTCCCAATCCTTACCATCCTTCACACCTGTTCTCTTTCCCAGGTCTGCCGTAATTCTTCCTTTTATTTCGCAATTCATTTTTTATCCTCCTTATTTTTTTACTGCCTTCTTAAGTCGTCCCGACTACCCTTCGGGCAGTATAGGACAAGTTGCCGTAAATTGTTAATTTTATATCTTTTTATTCGTAATCAATTGATTCCCAATGTTTTATATCCGCACCTTATAGTGTTTTTTGTAAATCATGTAAAATATTGATTATCAATTAGTTATCTTCTTTTCTTAATTGGTGTAATCGACCCTGATTGGAATCCCGCAAGCAATTTTTCCTTGAATTCTGCTTCAAGCGGACCTATTTCTTCGATGTACTTATCCTTTTCGTTATGCCAGTTGTTGGCAAATACACGGATGGTTTCCCATTGCTTCTTCGTCAACTTCCCTGCTTGGAACAACGCCTTATATCTCTCCTTATATCGAGTGACGCCAATCCTCTGAATTTCCCTGGCTTTATCTAGTTGGGACAGCTTTACACCCTTTGCCGGCTGTAATTCCCTGACGAACTGCATCTCCGACCAATCTTTATAAAATATCCGTCCGATTTTGTTCAGGTATGCATTATCAAGGAGTTCCGCCAATGGTATTGACTGGTGTTTATACACGGTTTCGATACGTAAGATATTGGCACCCACATTCCGTCCCTTTTCCCCGGCTTCAAAACTCTTGTCGTAGATTTTGAGCACCTTACGGTAATACTTGCTCTTCTCCGTAGTTTTTTGCCGGAATTCCGGGTAATTGGCATCGTTCCACAACACCCGACCGGCGGCTTCCTCCACCTGTCTGATGTATGCATCTGCCGGCATGGACATCTTCATTGTCACCCCTATCTCATAGTATGTCACTATTACATTCTCTATCTTCGCGCATAGCCTTAAGAGCAACTCATTGATCGTCCGTCCGGCATGGCTGAAGGTCATCGGGCGGCTGTTGTCCAGCTTGCCCGATTTCCCCCTGCTGTATAACTTGTGGATAGAGCACTTACACTTTAATGTGTCACCCCGAATCTCGATGAAACAACCATCGAAATTCGCATAAGCCGTAGACTTGTAATGGATCTCATCGCCTTCGGTACACTGTTCCAGGTAGTTTTTAAGGACAATGGTATCTATATCGGCTGTGTCTATCTTTGCCTTGAAAATCATTTTGTCAAACATGATAAGCTCAAGTTTCTTTCTTTCAATATCTTCTTATATCTTGACCGATAACCGGCAATCAATATCCGGTATTCAGCTTCGGAATACTTCATATAATCATTCTTCATCGACTCCAGCAACAATACCTTCTGTTCGCCATACTTTTTAATCAGCCCTCTTCGGTATCCCTGTATATTGCCCTCGTCAAACCGGTTACAGCTTCTGCATTGAGCGTTGCAATTCATTTCGTTGTACCTTGTACTCATGTGCTGACGATTGATGTAATGACCACAGTCAGCTTGACTTATCGGCTTAATCAACCCGCATGAGATGCAACGGAATACGGTTGTCCCCGGTATCATATCGCGAAGCCTGATATATCGGGAAAATTCGGTGTCTGCGGTCCTCTTGAGAGATGCATTATTTGTTTTTTTGAGCATTTCTAAATCTATGTTTGATTATTTTTACAAATTGAGAGAGATTACGGAATCTGATTGCGTGGCTATACCACTCTTCATTACTTGCCTTATAAGGGTACTTCTCAGATTCCGGCACCCATTCCTTGTTTGCCAACAGCGCAATGACAGCCAGGTATTCCTTACCGGCATTCCAGAATATTGCAAGGTCTCCGATTTCAGGAGGGGACTCGGTTTCCCCGGTCAAATCCAATACAAACTCCTTGTTATTGTTCTCAAACAGGATAACTATCTTGTCATCCTCCTGCTCCACGGATACTCGTGTACATCCGGTAGGAATGGGTATTTCTCTTAATTTCATAATTATTTGCTTTAATGGTTCCCGGATAGGCAATCAAGCCACACCGGGATAAAATGAGTAACCTATATAGCATTCAGTTTGAATGCGTGGGCGGTACGAGACTTGAACTCGCGACCTATAGCTTTGCCGAAGAAAAAAACTTAACTACCAATACCATGAAAAGAGATTAAAAACACACAACTCTTCGATAACTGCCATCGCTCTACCCCTGAGCTAACCGCCCTTGTGCCGCTTCGCCCTCACAGGTTAGACGGCTAAACCTAAACTAAAACTTATCGTAATTCATCCTTGGATGTACCATCGGAATGGATAATTATATCTTTGAACCGGGTAACCTCTATCTTCAGTATCTTCCAATCGCCTATAGTTCCTTTCATTCGCTCTGTGATGAGCTCCTTAGCCTGAGACACATTATCGGCAGACACTATGTGGTTATATCTGCGAATCTTCACCTTACCTTTCGGGGTGATATCCGATATGCCGATAACGACCTTCCACCACTGTTCCTTGTCAAAACCGGATACTTCTTCAATGACTTCCCGTTTCAAGGTCATAACCTTAGCTTCTCCATACAGCGGGAAGCAATGCTTAACCAATACATTTTCGGCTTCCGTGAAGCCCATGGCGTCAACCAGGTAAGTATCACTTACCTTTTTCCTCTTACCATTAGGCAAGATTGAAACACCTCTTACCACGCCTGTAAACCATTCTTTCATAACGTTACTGTTTAATATTCAAAACTATTCCCTATGCTATCCCAATGGGCACGGTTCCTGATATACTCATCCACCAATTGACCATCAGAGGGATTGCCTAACTCTTTCTTCAATGCCTGATATACATCATCAGGCATGTTGTAGATAACCTGTTCGTCATGGTCACACTTGCCGGCAACACCCAGCAGAATCACGGCTGCTATTATCCACAGTATTTGTTTCGTTATTTTGTTCATAATCGTAATCTATCAGCATTGCCTCTAGCTTTCATTACCTTTCTCCTTAGCAAGTCCAACTTCCTTGCGTAGTCAATACGAGCGCAATTCAATTTGGCTACCTTCTTATCAAAGTCCCCAATATCATTTAACAACTCTGTTTCCAATAACAACTCTGCTTCCAAAGAAAAAACCAACTCGCGGGCTTTCTCCACTTCCGCTCTGGCTAACACCAACTTTCCTACTGCCATACCTCATTAAGATTTATTAGAAAATAATTTTAACGCCATCTCTACATCCACTACAATCGTTCTGCCTGATTGGGAAACAGCCCTCTTTATTGGCCCGTTCTTTAACTTTCTAGCGGTGGAATCTGACACGTGGAATAACTCCTTAATTCCTTTCAAGCCATATACTAATCGTTTATCTGATTTAGATTGCGTGGGAACCACAGGTGTAATCTTTGGAATCAGGTTTTCAAAGAGTTCTTTCAGCTCCCCTACGGTTAAATCTATCAACCTGGTATCATCGCTTATCCGTCTTTCAATTGGTATCATAATTTACCCTCCTTGATCCAGTTATAGATAGAATCCACGCGCTTTATAAAATCCTTGTCAGAGGCATCACTTATCATAGCGGCAATTATCTCCTTTCTCAACTCAAAATCATTACTACTTCTTTGAGAATTTTCTTCTGATGCAATTTTTACATCTTCACATTCTTTCAGTTCGCTTACACAAATCTCCTTGAAATTTGCGCTATAAAAACTATCTATCATAAATCGTACAAGGCCTATCTCGCTACTTTTAAAAATATCCACAAATTCATGAGGAATTCTATCAGATATTATGGCATTAAGCCCATTATCCAATTTTACCTCATACGTTCCATCAGGACGCTGTTTCAATGTCAATACATATCTCTTTTCCATTTTCTTAAAAAGAAAAGCCCTCGCTGTTCTCAGCATAATTGGCGTTTGGCTGATACTTAGCAAGAGCTTTATTTATGTCCTAATTTACGGTAAACACCACTAAACCGTATCGTCTATTTTTTAATCTGATTTTTAGGATATTAAAAATGTCTGCACTATATTTGCAGCGGATTTGGATTGGATAGTACGGCAAACAGTCGTACAGCCATTTTTATACCCTTTTGCAACCGCTTGTTGATTGGTTACGGATGCAAAGTTATATTCATTTGAATAGAAAACAATAAAAATGGCTTAAAAGTTTTATTCAAAATGAATATTTAGAAACGTTTTAAATAAGGTATTATAAACTTATGATAGATAGAGTTAAAGAAGTTTTAAGAGCTAAATCTAGGTCAGTCAGAGAGTTTGCTGAATTAATAGGTGTAAAACAAGTCACCCTCAATCAGCAATTAGCCGGAGACAGAAAATTAAGCCTTGATATAGTTCAATCTATTTTGAATTCATTTGAAGACATATCGTCTGAATGGCTTCTCCGTGGTGAAGGTGATATGATTAAGCCTCAACATGAGCAGATAGTTGAGCCTCAACCTGCACTTATCAGTACAGCAGGAGATACACCCGAAGCATCCATACTCTATCATATATATAATGACACTATCAATAGAATGAAAGAACTTGTGGAAGAGAATACCAAATTAAAGATGCAAGTAACCGAACTTTCGGAAGGAAGTGAAGAATTAGCCAAAACCTTGAAAAGTTTCCATGACTCAAATAAAGAGCTTGCTGATGAAAATCAACAACTCAGAATCGAGGTGATGATAAAGGACTCACAACTTAAGGAAAAAGAAAAATCTGTGTTAGATTATAAGGAATTACTTAAGAAAGCGATTTAAGCATGAATACTAATAGCAGTCATGAAGATATATTACTTAATAGTATATGGATTGAAATGAAACAAGCTAATACCAACAAATATTACTCAGAGCTTCTTATAGACCAACATCTTAGAAGGAGTAAATGGTTTACAATATTTTCTACCGGATTTTCTATTGGTGGGGCTGCGTTAAGCTTTATAAATGACATCTTCCCTATTGCCGCGTGTACTGCATTAGGGGTTGCTGAAATTTTAAAATTAATATTCCCATACTATATAATGAAACCGGATGAGCTTTCTAGATTATCATCTCTATCAATCACATACGATAGCTATTTTATCAAATTAAAAAAAATATTTGATTCTCTCCATTGTTATGAAACAACCTCCAGCAAAGCCGAACTACAATATTGTGCTTTATACACAGAATATAGCCAAAGTAGAGAAGAGATAAGTAGGATTTTTGGCAAAATAGACACTAAAATGAACAAGAAAGCATCTGCTAAAAGTGACGATTACCTTAATAATATATATCATTATGGCAAAGATTAATAAAACCCCACAACCAACAATTCGTCCTAATGGGAATTTTAAATTATCTAACCAAACAAGGGAGCAACCTAGTACCGGTGGAGCCTCAAGACCACCAAGGCCACCTAAACCAACCCCTAAAACTGGAAGATAAAAAATTATTTATCAGGACGTGGCAAAGGAATATACTCCGTTTTAATGCCACGCTCCGAAAGTAATTTCGACAATCTCCAGCTTATATATGAAGCAGAACTCTTTCGGATTACTGCCTCGTATAACAATTGTGTAGCAATATACTCTACACAATCGCGAGATAACTCTTTCTCTTTCATAAACAATACTTTAGTTTCGCCTAATATAAACATAAAAACGGATTAACCAATGAATATCATATTGATTTAAACAAAATATATCATTATAGTGTTTTGTATTAAGAAATATTCCCAAATTAACCAAAAACATGGAAACTAATACCAAAACACTTTCTGTAATCGTTGAAGAACAAAAAAAAGAAATCGAATTACTAAGAGAACAGCTAAAAATCACGCTAGCTGTAGCATGCGAAGATAAATGTCTCCCTTGCATATTGAAATTTCTAAAAACCAAAAAATAAATATTATTATGGAAAGTTTTTTAACCATTGTATTAATATTCGCAGCATTATTACAAATAATGATGATTGTAAAGTTTTTCCAAATAGCCGAAGACGTAAGAGAAATTAAAGGTTATTTGAAAGGAAAACTAACAGACTTGCCCTATTCACAAGAGGCTAAATTCCAGCAAGCAAAAGAAGAAGAGAAGTCCGAACGTCCTGAATTTACTTGGAAGTCCTTAATTGCACTAATATTCTTATTATCTATAATTGCGTTTTTGCTATATCTATACTATTAACTAATTATCAATCATGAACATCAAACGAACAACTACCTTTCTCCTGGACAAGGAGAAAGGCAAGCCCGATTCCAAACTCCGATATAGGATTAAGTGGAACGGCAACACAGTAGCTTTTAACATTGGCTATCGAGTAGACAACAACAAATGGGTAGCTGAAGCCCAGCGATGCAAGGTAAACACTACCCATGGGAAGAAGAAGGTACCGGCATCGACCATCAATGCCGAGATAAACCGATTCGAAGAGCTGATTAATGATGCCTTCTTTTTTTTCGAGCAAACCGAGCATATACCCTCCACAGATGAATTTCGGAATGAAGTCAATAGAAGGAACGGGAGAATCGTAGAAAAAGAAGAAAAAACCATCTTCGATTACTATATGCAATTCATTACGGAGCAGGGTAAAGAAAACAGCTGGTCCGAGAATACATATAAGAGGCACAAAACCACAATGAACCACTTAAAGAAGTTTGCCCCCAATCTTACCTTCGCAGACCTCACACATGAAGGATTATCCCAACTCGTTGACTACTTGATGAACGTAGAAATAGACGATGAAGTCGGAATGAAGAACCGTACCGCGAAGAAGTATATCAATCTGACCAAATGGTTTCTCAGATGGGCAGCGGACAAAGGAATCAATAAAGAACTTGCATTTATGACATTCAAGGAAAAACTGAAAACGATTCCGTCAAAGGTGATATACCTCGAATGGGACGAATTAATCAGAGTGTACAACTCATCATTCCCGGATGAGCCTCATCTTGAAATCGCGAAAGACGTATTCTGTTTCCAGTGCTTTACCTCCCTGCGATACTCTGATGTGAAGAACCTTAAGAAAGCTGACGTTTTCGACGGGTATATTACCACCACAACGATTAAGACAGACGAGCCACTCAAAATAGAGCTTAATAAGTACTCTAAAACCATATTGGACAAATACAAGGATATAAAGGGTATCTACGCGCTTCCTGTCCCTGTCAACCAACGGATGAACAAGTATATAAAAGAAGTATGTGCAGTTTGCGAAGTCAATGAACCGGTGTGTATAACCTATTACAAGGGTTCGGAAAGAATAGATGAGATACATCCCAAACACGAATTAATCGGCACACATTGCGGAAGGAAAACCTTTATATGCAACGCGCTCATGCTAGGCATCGCGCCTAATATTGTGATGAAATGGACAGGCCACAGAGATTACAAGTCTATGAAACCCTATATTGACATAGCAGACAAAGTAAAACAGGAAGCTATGACTCTCTTTAATCGTTAGTCCCTATTTTAGTCCCCATATCGGTTAAATAGTTGATATTCAATATCAATTGTACACCCGATGAGAATCGAACTCATATCGTCGGAACCGGAATCCGGTATTCTATCCATTGAACTACGGGTGCGTTGTTTTAATGAACGCGCAAAAGTACAAAATATATTTTCTTTCTCCTAATAAAAAGCTCACTTTATGAAACAAAATAATATTTTGCTCTATAAAATAAGCTTAAAACAAACAATTTGACTATATTTTCAACAAAAACAGTAGCATTATCACAAATAATACCTATATTTGCGAACTATTAAAATAATTAGAATGATATATAATGAGTTACCTTATTAAACCTGCCAACTATAAACCTTTGCTGGATTTAAAGCAAACAGAGTTGGGTATCAAGCAAATAAAAGAGTTCTTCCAGCAGAACTTATCATCTGAATTGCGCCTTCGCCGTGTGACAGCACCACTATTCGTTTTAAAAGGAATGGGTATTAATGATGACTTAAGCGGAACCGAACGTCCTGTTTCCTTTCCTATCAAAGACTTAGGAGATGCACAAGCGGAAGTTGTTCACTCACTTGCCAAATGGAAAAGACTGACCTTAGCGGAATATAATATCGAACCCGGATACGGAATTTATACCGATATGAATGCCATCCGTGCAGACGAAGAACTGGGCAACTTACATTCACTCTATGTCGACCAGTGGGACTGGGAACGAGTGATTACCAAAGAACAACGCAATGTCAATTTCCTGAAAGAAATTGTCACCCGTATTTATGCAGCCATGCGCCGCACTGAATATATGGTATGTGAAATGTATCCGCAAATCAAGCCTTTCCTTCCTCACAACATCCATTTTATCCATTCGGAAGAATTGCTTCAGATATATCCGGACAAGACTCCAAAGGAGCGTGAACATGCTATTGCACAAAAATACGGAGCAGTATTTATTATTGGTATCGGATGCCGGTTAAGCGATGGAAAAGAACACGATCTCCGTGCACCGGACTATGATGACTATTCTACAGTCAACCCCGAAAATAATTTGCCGGGATTGAACGGTGACCTATTGGTATGGGACAAAGTACTCGACCGTTCGGTAGAACTTTCTTCAATGGGTATTCGTGTAGACAAGGAAGCATTGCTTCGTCAACTAACCCTGAGCGGACAGGAAAAACGTAAAGAACTCTATTTCCATAAACGCCTGTTGGAAGGCACACTGCCCCTCTGTATCGGAGGAGGTATCGGACAATCACGTTTATGTATGCTCTATCTGCAAAAAGCACATATTGGAGAAATTCAAGCCAGCATCTGGCCCGAAGAGATGAGAAAAGAATGCGCACAACTGGGCATGCAACTCATCTGA